TGGAATTGCCAGCTTCTTTGCTGGGCTTTTTAGCTCTACCAAGATGCAGGACACTGCTATAGATGCAGTGAGGAAGTTGGGTGGTCTTGATGAAATGTCGGCTAAAGAGAAGTCCGAGTTCATCCTGCAATACATGGATAGGACCAAGCACCAGTCAGAAGTGCGTAGGTTTATTGCTCTTGTGCTGGTTATTCTCTATAGCCTTATCGCTACTGTTTGGCTTATCAGCGGTGGTGTGGGGTATCTGGCGAGCTATACGCCTGCTCTTGAGTACGCTGGGTCTGTGAAAATCTTCTTAGAGTCAGTCGTGGTACAGCCGTTCAACATTATCCTTAGCTTCTACTTCGTAATGAACATAGCGGGGAAACTGAAGTCATGATTAGCTCAGAGTTATTAGCACAGCTTAAGAAGCATGAAGGCTTCCGATCCAAGCCCTACATCTGTACGGCAGGTAAGCTAACTATAGGCTACGGTCGCAATCTAGATGACGTTGGTATTGACCAGTCCGAAGCTGATAACCTCTTGCGCAATGATATCTACGCAGCAATCCGAGAATTGGATAGATACCCTTGGGCGGCAGAACTTGATCAGGTGCGCTTCGATGCGATGGTGAATTTTATTTTTAACGTAGGTGCTCACACCTTCGCTAAGTTTAAGAAGATGATCGCAGCGATGGAATCTAAGAACTACGAGCGCGCCAGCATGGAGCTTATGGATAGCCGCTACGCAAAGCAGGTCGGGCAGCGAGCGGTTGATGTGTCTTATATGATCGAGGTTGGCGAATATCCGCCAGATGGTCTATAACTTAATTGAGGACGTTTCTTAGCCTCTTAGGGTGTTGCCCCGCTACATGCACCAGTAGCGGGGCTTTTTTACATTTCGTATATGCGCGCTAGATAGTTTGCTATTTCATCTTTAAGCAGCATCTTGTGCTGTCTTAGCGTTACAACTTCGTCCTCTGACGTGTCTTCATTAAGTATCTTATTCTCTATATGCGCTATATCTAGCTTGAGTGCTGAGATTCGCGCTTCATAGTGCTCCCTGAACATTCTGACCCCTTTAATCCGTGTATCAATACTGAAGCTTGCTTAGGTTTCAACCTAAAGTCAGTGTATGCTTTGCAATCAGAGCACAGCACCTTGTTCACTGACGTTAGAAGTATGGTAAATTTTGAGCCGCATGTGCCGCATTCTTGCCGCATAAAACTCATCCCCACGCCCCTAGCTTTTCAAAAATCGCGCCAGCTTCCTTTTCTGACATATCATTTCCGTTCGGGTCAGCGATCCAGCCTACGCCGCACAACTGATCTTCAGGCACCTTACGCATTAGCTGAGTGTGGTGCATCTCAAATATAGGCGCTAGATCGGCTTGGTAGAACTTAGACGGTGTGAATATCTGCTCAGCCTTGAAGTACTCGTCAAACTTAGTGCGCCCAAGCGCCGCTATAAAGCATGACCACTGATGAGGTACAGAAGCTGCGGCTACCATAGCCTCAGTAGGCTGTATAAGCTTACCCTGCTTCTTGTCTAGCATAACGCACCCGCTTAGATTGTCAGCGTAGCATATAACTATATCGCGTAGCAGTACGTCAGCTAGTTTTCCAACATTCTTGTGCTTGTTATATTTCTTGCGCACCTTAGCCATTATCACCCCTTAAACTTTTACTTCGATGATCTGACCAGCAACACTGTCAAGCAACCAAGCTTTCTCTTGAATGATCTTATCGCGTAAGAGGTCGCGGATGTACTGATCTTCAGACCAGCAATTCCCAATACGCGAGTATGCCTGATCCAAACGTTCTAGCTTCTTAGCCAGCTTTTGCACTTCTTCGATAGTCATAACTCACCCTCGTCTAAAACAAACAGTACAATCTCAGCAACGCACCAGAATACAAACAGTCCGATTCCGACTTCTTCTAGTGTCATTGCGCTCACTCCTCTTTAACGAAAACGCCGTTAACCATCTTACCCTTGCGATGCCTGATCTCCTCGTAGGCACCCGCTAGGCACTTTCCCAAGTCGGTGTCTAACTGCTTGGCGATGATAATCAAGACTACCATCATATCACCAACAGCATCGTATGCCTCCTCAGTGCGACCTTTGGCTATAGCGCCTGCTAGCTCGCCCATCTCCTCAGTCAGTTTTAGCATCTGCGCCTGTAGGTGCGACCCTTCGATGATGTTACGATCTTCAGCCCACTGAGCTATGTACTCGACAAGCACGTTTAAATCTTCAGTCATATTTCTCTCACTATGAATAGGGGTTTTTTGGAGTAGGTTATAACGAACTCAGCAGGTAGGTCGTCTCGCTGTGTTGATGCGAACTGACTCTTGTTCATCTTGGGTAGGTCGGTATCTTCACCATCGTAAGCGTCAACAATCCAAACTACGTCTGATCTGTAGCGCACGTGACAAGGTAAGTCATACTCAAAATTAGCCATGCTAGCGAAGTCAGCACGAGTCATTGTAAGCGTTATCGGACTTTGCATCCGATTCGGTCTAGGTTTTCTTATTGTCATTTTAGGTAAGCTTCCAATGCTTGATAGGCTAGCATAAGACTTACGAGTATCAAGCCTACCCATAAGTCTTTATCTAGCGGGTTCCTCATAGATCCAAGTAAAACTGCTTTGGATTATGGTACTCTGCTCTGGGCGGTAGCGTACCGTCCAGCTTGTATATCATCAGCTCCCATAGCGCTAGCGGCATTGCTCGCGTACCCTGCTCCCAAGCGGTCACGGCGCGCTCAGTTTGGTACACTAGTTGACCGAATTCCCAGCGGGTCAGTCGGTGGTGCTCGCGTAACGTCTTAACCTCAGCAGGGGTTGGTTCTGGTAAGTTTGGATTAGGTGCGTCCATTTTATCAGTCCTTATTCACGTATCGAGTTTCACGTTCTTCAGCTTCGCGCTCCATCTCAGCCTCAAGCATCTCAATGCGCTTGTCGATGTAGTGCTTAGCTTTGTTCAAGTCGTTCATATGATCTTGCAAGCTTTCACCCTTGCGACCGAATCGAAATAGGTACTTTGTCGCGTTACCGATAAAGTAGTCCAGCCCGTACATTGCGACCAGATCCCAATGCTGAACCTTACCTTGATAATGCGTACCCGCTACTTGACGTTGGTTAGCCTTCATTACTTTTAGCCTCCTTAGCCGCTTCTCTGTTTTGAATGTATTTGAACGTAGCCTCGCGCCAATCGCCAGCATGTATGAATCTAGCACTAGTACGTCCGTCTGAACCCCGCTTACGTGCAAACGCTACTTCCATCATCGGGTACATAGTGTGGCGTATGAATGGCGAGTGAATAGCATCCAACTTAGGTGCTGGGTGCATAAGGCGCTGGCAGTCTTCCAAGAACACCCTGTACGGCACACCCTGTAGCAGATCGTATGGCTCTACTTGGTCGTAGTCGAAGTAAAAGTCATCTTCGCTCGGTGGGTTTTCAAGATAGTTGTTAGCATCGTACAAGTCGAGGTACAGGTGCAGGTTAGTGCTCACGGTAGTGTATCTACCTACCTCTAACTTAAGCGCCTCGGCTATAAACTGCATAATAACAGTAAAGTGTACCGCGTTGGCACCCGCATATCCCCACCAACCGTCATTCGAGCGGTTAAAGGTAGTCATATTAAGCCTACCGTCTCGCACCTCAAAAACCAACTGCGTGTTGCAACACTTGTCTAGGGTGCTTTTGCGTAAATCCTCAGCATCCCACAGCTGGATGACAGCTTGGCGAGAGTTGGGGTCTTCACTGAGCGTGTCGATAACGCCAAGTAGCTGATCACCGCCGAAGTGGTTACGCATACGGTAGCCATACGCGCCGTTGAACACTTCACCGTCATCAGAATACTGGTGTATGCGGCTATTGAAGCGCGACAGTGGCTCGACAAGCTTAGACCCTGCTAGCATCCAAAGGGACTCGAACAGGTGAAATATAGGATTAGCGTCACGCCCCTGATGAAACAGCACTCGTTCCGTTGGGAACATTATGTGCGTGATTACAGGTTCAGGTATGCGCAAAGCGCGCCCGTTGCGGGTCTCAACCTCTTCGCCGTATGTGTGAAACATGTCAAACATGCCTGCGAATTGGTCGTTGACGTTGTTGTATGTGAATTCCATGATAGTACCCTCACAAGGGAAGAGCGCCCTTAGGCGCTCTTCTCAACATTGACTAGGCAGAAGGTCAGACCCTCGCCCATCTCAACTTCTACCTTGTTACCCTTTTTAGCTTCAGAGTACAGGATACCGCTCAGGCGGTCGCTTTGACCGTTGGTCAGTAGACCAGCTTCTTTGAAAAGACGGAAGCAGTTAGCGTAAGTCTTACCGGTCTCTTTGTGCAGTACGGTGCGGTCTAGCTTAAGTGAAGAACTCATAGCCTTACCAGCCTCAGTCATAGGGCGCTTTTCCTTAGGCGCTTTCTCAGCTTTCGGTTCAGCTTTCGGTTCAGCTTTCGGCTTAGCTTTAGACTTCTTCTCGGACTTAGGCTCTAGGACTTCGTTTAGCTCGGTTACTGGAACTTCGTCGAAAATAGATTTAGCTTTAGTGTTCATCTTAGTTACTCTCACGTTGTGTTAAAATAACCCTCACAGGGTGAATTTATTTTGAACACAAAGTGACAGTAAGTCAAACACTTTGTGTTAGTATTATTTTAGCGCCCCCATTAGTGCGGTTTGCACTGTATCCTTAGACTCCAGCGCCGCTATGACTCGTTCATCTGCCGTACCTCGGCACAATATGCGGTAGATCATAACAGGTTTAGACTGACCCCTGCGATGAAGTCTAGCGTTAGTTTGCTGGTAGTGCTCTAGGTTCCAAGTTGGCGTAGTCCAAACAAGATGACGACCGCCGTGTTGCAGGTTCAGACCCAGACCCGCAGAAGCAGGGTGTATGAACAGCAGTTTGATCTTACCCTCGTTCCACTCTTCTACTGCGGTCTTACGGTCACGCACCTCGACCCCATGCGGGAAAACCTCGCGCAGTCGTGCTAGCTCGTGCTTGAACTGATAACTGACAATACAGCTCTCATCACCGATGGTGTTCAAGATGTCTTGTAAGGCTTCGATCTTGACGTTGTGCGAGCTGACTATCTTACCCTCAGCATCGTACACTGAGCCTGAGGTGAGTTGAAGTAGCTTGTTGATGAGCGAAGCCGCGCTTATGGCGGTTATCTCTTGACCTGCTATCTCAGCAACTAGATCACTCTTAAGTTGCTTGTACTGCTTACTCACTGCGTCAGGTAGATCGACCTCTACATCAGTTACCATCATGTCGGGTAGGTCAAGATAGTCTTCTGCCGTCATACTGATACATATGTCGCTACATAAGTACTCTATTTCATCCTGAGCCGCTGGTAGCGGTTCGTAGTTCCATCCCATGTAGTCTGATCTGAACCACCGTTCTCTGAAGGCTGTCAGCGTCTTACCTAAGCGATAGCCTCTGTCAAGCAAGTACATCTGACCCCACAAATCTTCAATACCGTTGGGTGCGGGTGATCCTGTAAGTTCGATAACGTGCTCCCAGTTACCAGCGACCTTACGTAACGCCTTGAACAACTTGCTTGATCTGTTCTTGACCCTAGTGGCTTCGTCTATGATGACGGTAGACCAGCGCCATTCGCTGTTCTCCACTAACCACGGTACTAGCTCGAAGTTGATAACGTATATATCTGCGTCTATTTTTAGCTTAGCCTTACGCTGTATGGGTGTGCCAACTACTGGTTGCACCTTAGCCTCAGACCACCATTTAGCCGCCTCCTGAGCCCAAACGTGCTCAACTACGCGCTTAGGGGCTAACACAATAATGGGGCTCGGAAGCGCCTTAGCGGCGGTCAATGCAACTGCGGATTTGCCGAGCCCCATTTCCAACCACAAGGCGCACCGCTTGTTCTTCAGCACGTGCTGTACGGCGCGCTCCTGATAGGGATAAAGTTTCATATGTTGGTTATCCTGTGGCAGTGATGACATCTCATCTTATCCCCAAGCAACGTCACGTTATTGCTACCGCATGCTCTACATTTATGTTTCACCACTCGTACTCCTCGTATGCGCAAGACTCCATGATCTCACGAGTGTTGCTTATGTACCAGTCGTAGTCCATATCCTCAGGCACCCGCTCCTCCAAGTTCATCATCGGCACACCGCCTTCTGACTTGGGCACTTTGTTGCCGTTGGTTTTGTACGTGATGGGTGTGTCGCTGTTCACACTGTAGTACCAGCGGATCACTTTACCCACCTCGTAGCCATCTTTAAGCGCACCACCGCGCACTGTACGCACCACTAGAAACTTAGTCACGTCAGCGCACTCGCGTATGTACTGCTCAATAGGCGTGTGGTGCATGGCATTGGCGCGTATAGCATCGTAGCACACCTCAGCCGCAGGGTTCTTCATCAGACTCGACTCAGCAAATATACCCTTACCTTTCACACCGTCAGACTTGATAGCGAGGTAGTTGTTGACGTCACGGCAGTACAACGCCTGATAGTAGGTGTACTCCATGTTAAAGCCCGTCATATCTTCCCACTCACGAACTATATGCTTTAGGGTGTCATGCTTACTTTTAGGTAGCAGGGTCACAACCCCGTCAGTGTTGGCGCTTACTACCTGTATACCGCTATTCTCTAGACCCTGTATTAGCGTCAAGAGGGCTAACTGACCCGTTACCGTGACCTGAGTCATCAGCTTAGGTGCGAACAAGAAACTGTACTTTGAGCCAAGCTTACCGAAGGCACCGTTTATTGTGATCTTTAGCGTACCGTCAGTGACCTTGTCACCCTCACGCTTAGCGGCTATACGGCGCTCAACAATCGAGCGGTATACGTCTAGGAACTTAGTACCAAGATGCTCAGGGTACAGCTTCTGAGTTAGGATGATGTTTGGATAGTACGAGGTTACGTCGATGTCGCATAGCAACTGGTCAGCATCGGGTATGTGCGACACAGACGACTCTTGCGAGTGCAGACCACCGACCCCTAGCTTGTAGGTAGTTTGGTTGATCTTCAGCTTAAGCCCTTTGAGCTCATCAGGTAGCACGACAGCGCCTTTATCGCTTAGCTGGAACTTCACGCCTCGCACGATGTCGCGCAGGTTGTTTGGTAGCCAGCGAGGTATATCGTATTCCCAAGTCGCCTCAAGATCCAACTGAGGCTTCTCGACATAGCCCAGCTCCTCACGTAGCACGTACTCGGCTATCTGAGCATCAGACTTAGACAGCGTACCGCGTCCGATAGCGGCGCGTAAGTCCAACTGACCGATAAGCATGTTGTGTAGGCGTAAGGTGATGTCTACGTCATTGTGACAGTAACGCTCAACTTCTACCATCTGCTCCGGCGTCAGGTCAGCGTCAGGGTCAACTGGTAAGTCTTGCATCTTAGGTGCGTGCATACGACCGCCGTAAAGCTTCAAGCTCAGACGAACCGCAGGTGCGACTTCCATTAGGTCGATGCAGTGAACATCAGGAAAGCCGAAATCGTGTTGCCAGTGGCGTAGGTCACGCTTGATGATCTTGTCGGAGTACGCTTTGATCTTCTCATGCGTGTCAAGGTCGCCACAGGCGATACCGCGCAGGATAGGTAGGTCGTAGTTAAGCAGATTGTAACCAACCAACTCAGCAGACCGTAAGAGGCTCGCAATGTCCTTACGGTCGCTGAGGTGATAGGCTTCTGTGCGATCCGTCTTTATACCACGACAGACCACACAGAAGAAGTTGCGGTAAACTTCTATGTCTACTACGACTCTCGGCTTACCACTCACCGTCTTCAGCTTCGGCTGAGTCGAACGCGTTAATGTCTACTGCTGAGCCGCCACCGAAAGAGGTGCCTTCTTCCCAGAACTGAACTGCAAGTAGTTTAACGTTTACGAACTTACCGAATTTGTTGTTCTGCGCCCAAATATCAATCTGAGCGTTCACGTAACAACCGCCATACGGCTTACCGTCTTCTTCAGTCAGCTCAGTGCGGTCACGATTGACTACACGCGGTTTGACCTTGTTTGCGGCTTTTAAGTAGAAGTGATCTGGGTAGCCTTCTGCTGGGTCACCATCTTTAGTCAGCTTAGTGTCACCGTCTTTGAGTAGGCGGCGATCACCTGAGTTCTGCTTTTTCAGGATATTAGCATAAGCGTCACCAAACGCTTCTTTAGCAACGCGCTCGATCTCAGCTTCGATCTGCTTAGCAGTGTCGCTGTCTTTAGCGATCAAGAAAGTTGCGTTGTACTTAGGCTCCTGCCCCTCCATACCTGATGCTTTGAACAGTGATGGGTAAGACAGACGTACATTTTTGATAAGGATCATGGTTACTCTCCAGTAGGAAATTCGACATTCTGTGCCACAATAGCGGGGCGTTTGTCGGTTGATGGTACTAACGCTGGTTTTCCAGCAGGTTTAGTTGTGCATTGGTCAACTACGTCTTTACCGACAAGCTTCTCCAATGCGGTTATACCTAACAGCTTCCTCTCATAGATGCTGTCAGGGTCGTCAACGGCTGAGGCTAAAACCTCAGACGCGTTGTCAGTCCAGCGGCGCTGTGATCTACCTTCCACTAGCTTGTAGCCGTGAAAGCTTTGACCGTTTGTCGCTAGTTCAAGCACGTATGCTTGGAATTCTTTAGCCCACTTCTCAAGGTCAGCGGCTAAGGGTATCAGTGCCGACATCTCATCGAACGTCAGCAATTCAGTCTCGGCTGTCTCTATGCTCAGCGCGGCGAGTGCTCGCTCACGACAGCGGTTTTTAACTTTACACCACTGGCACGCCTTAGGCGAGGGGTTAGCGGGTGCGTTATCACTGAGCGCGATATTAGCCGCAGGCTTGACGAAGAACTCACCCCAAGATAGTAGCTCGTTGACTGATATTGTGTCAGTTTCAATGTGGTCGAGTCTGGGTTGCACTATCGTCATGTTGACAGTGTCCAGCTCGTACTCGAACATGTAACGCTGAAGTGCTCCGAGTGCATACAGGCGCATCTGAGTGTTGCCTTGTGCGCTTACCTTGATGCCCTTACCCCACTTGAGGTCGACTACCTCAATGGTACGGTTGTCTTCGTCAATGCACACTACGTCTGACGTACCGAAGCCGTTTGGTACCCAGTCAGTGTACTCTAGGCGCTCTTCGATCATCTTGTCACCGCTGAGCTCGTTTACGTAGTCAATGTAAACCTGTAGCTGGGCAAATTCAGGATGGTCGTCAAGTGTGGTGTTACCTAAGAATATCTGCTCGGCTAAGTCGTGGGCGCGAGTGCCTTCTTCAGCCGCTGGGCTTCGTTCTTCAGGTAAGTCCATCGTGCGGCGTACTGACGCTGGGCAGGTCATCCAACGCTCAGAGCCGGAGGCGCTAAGTAGCGCGTGGGCACTCACTTTTTGGCACCCGCGAGCGCGTCAGTGAGCGCCACCATGACTTTGTTGCGCTCTTCCTGTGACATTTTGGCGGCAGTTTTAAACGTGCCCAGTATGCCTGTCACAAGGTCGCGTATGGCGGGTGTACCGTGCTCTTTACCTGCATGGGCTAACTTAGTTTTAAGTTCGTCCACGCCCACGTCAGCCCACCGTGGCGGCTCGGGTATTGCAGGTTCAGGATCGTGCGCGGTAACAGCGGCTTGGGCGCGAGCTAGTGCTTGAGCCTCGGCGGCGCTGGGTAGCTGTGCTGGGGTGTCCTCGTCTGGGCGTTGAGACTCTACGAGGTCGGCGAATTGGCGCAGTAGTTGCGCGAGTTGCTTGTGTGTCATGGGTGATGCTCCTGATCACGTTCGTTATTGCGTTGTGTAACTGGGGTTTAGTTTGACACATGCGGCGGCGTAGGTCAACATATTTTGGGTAAATTTTACCAAACGGAGGGTAGATAAGATGATACAATGTGAAATAATACGACCTGAAGTGATCAAGCGTGTGCTTCGTCACCACAACTTACAAGCCGTATCAAGGGATACTGGACTGCATCATAATGCGGTTTACCAGTTTGTCAGGGGTGAGGTGGATTCAAGGATGAGCACCTACATTAAATTAAGTGACTACGTGAGGGAGAACCTGAAATATGCAACAGACACAGAACTATAATAACATACCTGAAATATACCGCCACTTGGTTGACGTTAAGACGAACAAGATAGTCAAGCGTGAAGGGGACGATAAGTGGAGCATGCTTGAGGGCGGTGTGAAGAAGAGCGAGGCGCTTGGGCACTTAACCAACGGTATCAAATACGGTGTCGGGTTTATCGAAGCTGGAACTGACGTAGTGCGTAAAGCCGCATTGGATTTAGACGACCATGATGGGGACGTGGGCTGGTCAGGCATGACTGATCTAGCTATGGCGCTCATTGATGCTTGTCACAATCGCGGTTTACATGCTCACGCGTACAGGTCAGGCGGCGGTAACGGCATTAACCTGTGGTACGTTTGGGAAGAGTATCAGGACGCGTATTCAGTGCGTGCGCTGTTGCGCGAAATAATATCTGACCTCGGCTACCGTGAGGGATCAGGTGGGGTAGCCAAAGGTCAGATAGAAGTGTTCCCGAAGCAAGACAACGTGCCTGAGG